CATGTGCAAAACATGTTGTCGGGCGTATGCAGAAACAAAAAATCCACAACGTATGTTTGTTGCAGGAAGGTACATTGCGAAAGATCATCCCCTTCACCAAGCAGGTTCATATAGCTCTTGGGAAGAGGTGGGAATTGATAAGTTAGAAACAACAGTTAAAACCACAGCAGGTTACGTGTACGTGATTAGTAATCCAGCGTGGCCTCAATGGTTCAAAGTAGGTAAAGCAACAGTAGAGAAAGAACGCTGTCGTGCCTACCAAACAGGCGACCCCTTCCGCAATTACTCGCTGGAGTATTCCATGGAAACAACCAACCGACACGCACTTGAGAAAGTAGCGCACGACATGCTTGAACCTGTATGCCTTAAGAGACAAGGTGAATGGTTTAAGTTCCCTGAATCTTTTTACCCCAAAGCACTCCTAGACGCCCTATAAGAAGGAACAACAAATGGCAAAGATGCTAAGACGCTCAGAGAAGAAACGTAAGAATCGCAATGAGCAGCAACCCGCAGTAAAAGAGAAGTTCAAGGAAGAACGTAAAGTTCCACCACTACGGCCTAAGTCTGACAATCAGGCAGACTACATAGCTTCCATAATGACCCGACAACAGACCATATCAATTGGCTGTGCAGGAACAGGTAAAACCTTCATTGCTGGAACAATTGCTGCTGACTTGCTGCGTACTAACAAGATCAAGAAGATCGTTATTACACGCCCTAACGTAGCGGCTGGCAAGTCTCTGGGATTCTTTAAGGGTTCAATGGCTGAGAAGATCGAACCATGGGTAGCCCCCTTCACTGAGGTTATACGTAACCGTGTAGGTGTGGCTGCGTATGAGATTTACGAGAAGCGTGGGCAGATAGAGATTGTACCTCTTGAGGTCATGCGTGGGCGTACCTTTGACAACTCTATGATTATCTTAGATGAAGCACAGAACACCACACAAGGGGAGATGAAAATGTTCCTTACTCGCACAGGTGCGGATTCTAGGATTGTTATTAATGGTGACATTAAACAGCAGGACATTAAAGAATCTTCAGGACTCTCAATGGTCGTTAAGCTGGCCCGAAAGTACAGCCTCCCCATCCCTGTAATTGAGTTTGGCGAGGAAGATATCTGCCGATCTGGGGTGGTAAAAATGTGGATTAAAACATTCAACAAAGAAGGATTATAAGATGGACACAGGACGTATGTCTCTGATCATCACCTTGGAAAGCGACTGCTCTTCAGTACGCTTCCGAGGGGAATGTGACGGGAAAGCAACAGAAGAGCAAAGCGCCCTTACTGCTGCAATCTATGCGGCGGTGACGGATATCACTCAAGACAGTGAAACCTACACTTACTACTTACAACTCGCAGACTCTTTAGCCGAGGAAGAAGAGCGTGTGGAGAAGCGTAAGCACCTTAAGCTTATTCATTAAAAGGAGGCTTATGTTTAATAACATCATGCTTGGTTTTATCACATTGAGCTTCTTCACTGTCTCAATCTCACTTGCATATAACTTCATTGTGCAGGGCTACTTGGACTACGTAGCTGGCTCAATTGAACTGGAGGCTCTAAACAATGAACTTGAATTTAGAATTAAAGAAAAGGAGGACAACACTCCTTCTTGATGGTGATCTAATTGCGTACCGTATAGCTGCGGCACTAGAAAAACCAATCCATTGGGGTGATGGTCTATGGACTCTCCACTGCCATGAAGATGATTGCAATAAGGCTTTTGTCTCTCAGGTCGAAGGTATCAAAAAAGCCACAGGATTGAAGGAAGTAGTAGTGGCTATCTCTAGTCCTACCAACTACCGCAAAGATATCAACCCACTCTACAAAGCAAACCGTAAGGCTACTCGCAGACCTCTCTGTCTTGCCCCTTTACTAGACTTCTGTAAAGAAGAATATAACCACATCATTCTCGACAACATTGAAGCCGATGACGTGATGGGGATTCTTGCAACACAAGACCCAGATAAGTACCTCATTGTTTCAGACGATAAAGATATGTTGACCATACCTGATGCTCGTATTTGGAAAGATGGTGAGGTAGTTCATATCACTCCTGAAGAAGCTCACGAACACTTCATCACCCAAGCACTCAAAGGCGACCCCACTGATGGCTACTACGGTGTTAAAGGCGTGGGTGAGGTCACTGCTCGTAAGATCATTGAGAAGCATAGAGGCAGTCCTGAATCCCTTTGGGAAGGGGTGTTGAAAGCCTACAAAGGCAACGCTGAAGAGGCGGTGCTAAACGCACGTATGGCTCGTATTTTAACTTCAGACTTATGGGACGGTGCGCCAGTTCTTTGGGAACCACCTATCATCATTTAACTATCAAGAAAGGCATTTAACCATGACTAAAATTGAACCCACCTTCGACCTAATTAACACACCTCCCCACTACACAGAAGGGGGCATTGAGCCTATTGATTACATCATTGCGAATGAGTTGGATTTTTTAGAGGGCAATATTGTTAAGTATTTAACAAGATACCCGTACAAAGGGACAGCAAATGCTGACCTTTTGAAATGCCGCTTTTATCTGAATAAATTAATTGAAAGAACTGGACAAAATACATAATGAAACTATTGAAATTCTACTCTGACACATGCGCCCCTTGTAAGGCGTACTCCCCTCTCATTGATGATGTTACCGAGGCTTTAAATATTGAAGTGTTGCCCATCAACATTATTGATAACCCTAACCTAACAGCAGCCCACAGGATTCGCTCTATCCCCGCACTCGTAAGTCTTAATGATAAAGGTGAGGCTTTAGGGTCGCTAGTGGGTACAAAGACACGCGCCGAGTTAACTAAATGGCTGGAGCATTCCGCAGTATGACAATCACGAATAAAATACTCAGCGACATTACCGTATTCTCTAAATACGCTAAGTATCTCCCTGAGGTGCAGCGCCGTGAGACATGGGAAGAGTTAGTCACACGCAACAAAGAGATGCACCAGCGCAAGTACCCACAAGCTGCTGAACAAATCGAAGGTGTGTATAAGTTTGTGTATGACAAGAAAGTGCTCCCTAGTATGCGTTCCCTACAGTTTGGAGGTGCGCCTATTGAGCTTGCCCCTAATCGTATATTCAACTGTGCCTACCTACCCATAGACGCTCAAGAAGCCTTTAGTGAAACCATGTTCCTCCTACTTGGTGGCACAGGTGTAGGCTACTCAATCCAACGCCACCATGTTCGTAAGCTTCCTGAAGTCACTGGACCTAAGAAACGCCGCCGCCGCTTCCTTATTAGTGACAACATTGAAGGATGGGCAGATGCCGTTAAGGTTCTGATGGAATCTTACTTCAACGGCTTGATGGATGTTGACTTTGACTTCCGAGACATTCGGGCGAAAGGTGCGCTCCTGATAACCTCTGGTGGTAAGGCCCCTGGCCCTCAACCTCTGAAGGACTGCTTACACAACTTACGTAAGGTTTTAGACACCGCTATAGGGCGTCACTTAACAACGCTAGAAACGCACGACATGATGTGCTACATAGCAGACGCCGTACTTGCTGGTGGTATCCGTAGGGCCGCTTTGATTGCCTTGTTCTCGTTAGATGATGACGAACTACTAGGCTGTAAATCTGGTGAGTGGTACATAGAGAATCCACAACGAGGTCGGGCGAATAACTCTGCTGTAATCTTACGTCACAGAATCACTAAGCCTGAGTTTGAAGACTTATGGAAACGTGTAGAAGCTAGTGGCTCTGGTGAGCCTGCTGTGTACTTCTCAAACAGTATGGATTGGGGGACCAACCCTTGTTGCGAGATCGCATTACGCCCATACCAGATGTGCAATTTAACCGAGCTAAACGTGTCTGATGTTACTAGCCAAGAGGACTTAAACCAACGTGCAAAAGCTGCTTCATTCTTAGGGACTCTTCAGGCTGGCTACAGCGACTTCCATTACCTACGTGATGTGTGGCGAGAGACTACAGAGAAAGATGCGCTACTTGGTGTAGGGATGACAGGCATAGGTTCAGGCGAGGTACTTAAGTATGATCTTAAACAGGCTGCGGAAGTGGTTAAGTTGGAAAACACCAAGGTGGCGCGTATGTTGGGTATCAACCCTGCTGCCCGTACTACTACTGTTAAACCTTCAGGTACTAGCAGTTGTGTTCTTGGTACTTCTTCTGGCATACACGCTTGGCATAATGACTTCTACCTGAGACGTATCCGCGTGGGTAAGAACGAGGCTTTGTACCAACACCTAGCTAAGTTTCATCCTGAGTTAATTGAAGATGAATACTTCAATCCTAAAGAAACCGCAGTCATTGAGATTCCTCAAGCTGCTCCTGAAGGTTCCATCCTACGTACAGAAAGTCCCAGTGACCTTCTTGAGCGTGTCCGTCATTTTAATACAGAATGGGTGAAGACAGGCCACATCAATGGTCAGAACACCCATAACGTATCCTGCACTATCTCAGTCAAAGATGATGAATGGGATTTAGTTGGTGAATGGATGTGGAAGAACCGTAACAACTTTAATGGTATCTCAGTATTGCCGTACAACGGAGGCACGTACAAGCAAGCCCCCTTTGAAGATATCTCAGAAGAACGTTTTTCTTTATTAGCTGCTTGTCTCACTAGTGTTAATTTAACGCAGGTGGTGGAAGTAGAAGATCATACAGAATTAGCAGGTGAAGCTGCTTGTGCGGGAGGTGCATGTGAAGTTTCTTAATAAAATCCAACGAGTCCTTTGGGAGTGGCATATCCGCTACTCCATTTATTCGATGAACCGTCAAATTGACAGAGTAGAACAGGCGCTTATACAGGAGCTGAAAGAACGTGGTGATATCAAAAAGTGAAGCAACAGGACTACCCATCCGCACGAAAGCAAAGACTGATGCTTATGACGCAGGGTGGGAAGCGTTATTTAACAAATCTCCAGTACCTTTAGGTGAAGATACTCGCCCTAAGGACGCAATCAAACGGGGTCTTTCTCGGAACTGTATTGAAGAAGAGTGGGATTGCCGTTGATGTTCATTACCCACTTTGAAGAAATTATGAGTGGCTTCGGCTGCTCTTTCAACACTGCCGTTCAGTTAGCACAACGCGGTACAGT